CCGTAGTTACAAGTGTGAATCCAAACGTTTCGAACTTTCGGAATGTTTAATGTACAAATTTCCAACACGAAAAGGTGATTGTGGAACATTGATAACATCTGTAGGACAGAATTTCCCAAACAAGATTATGGGAATGCATGTTGCTGGAGGCATTAGCGGGAGAGATTACTTTGGCTTGGCTATTCCTGTTTTTCGTGAGGATGTAGAAGCAGCCCTTAAGTGTTCAGAAGAAATGGCTGTCGGAAACGACATCAATTTCGATGCTGAAGGCCCTGAGTTGTTCTCAGGCCCTAACCTAAGGTCTGTTTCTAGTATCCCTGCGAACGAACAGATTCACGTAACAAGAAAATCGAAGATTGCGAAATCTTGTCTTAGTGAATTCTTGAATACCAAACCACAGAAACATCTCCCGATAATGTCACCACTTGATCCACGCGCTGAGGGAGTTGACCCATTGGTAACGATGGTCAATGACTCATTGAGTGTGGAACATGTACAGGTTGATTTAGATGATGTCGCTTCAGTTGAGGAGTCTTTGAGAGAGGACTTACGAAGAAATCTGAAGTGGCCCATCGGGAAAAGGCGGCTGACTATCAAAGAGGCCCTGGGTGGAATTCCAGGCACCCTGGCCTCTCTGAAAGTCAAAACATCGGCCGGTTACCCCCTCTGTAAACTGGCAAAAAGGAAAGGGAAGACTGACTTCTTTTTCTTTGATAGTGCAGGTGAGCTGCATATCGAACCATTCTTCGAGAAGCTTGTAGAAGATTATCTTCTCGAGCTCGAAACGCAAGGAATTGACGAGAGACGATTCGTTGCATTTCTTAAGGATGAATTGATAAGCAGCTCAAAGGTAAAGGAAAAGCGTTGTCGTATTATTTATTGCGGCGATCTCATCTCCAATGTCGCATACCGTGTGATTTTTGGACATATTCTCGCCGCTTTCAATAATTCGTATTTTGAAACTAGCTCTGCTATTGGATTGAATCAATATTCATGGGACATGCAAGTGATCTATGATTATTTAACAACCGTTGGAAAGAACTTTGTCGCAGGAGACTTTAAGAACTTTGACAAGCGTATACATCCACAATTTCAGGATGCTGCTTATCGAATCTTGATGAGTCTCTGTGATAACGAGGTTACAACCAACGTAGCAAAGAATAGTTTCATTATTCAACAATGCTTCTCCTCAGCCC